CAAACCACGCTCTTTCCTGCCTTTTTGGCAAGATTTAGGGCAGTCTGTCCAGCGTTGGGATTCATGTTGCCTTCATCGCCATGAGCCAAGATCCAGCCCTTTTCAAATTCATAGAATGTTTTATGAAAGGTAATGCCCATAGAATCAAAATCCATGAACTTGGAATACTGCAATTCGGGAAGTGAAATCATTCCCGGAACTTTTAACAAAGTGTTATATAGGCGATCAGTATGATTACTGCGGATAATATGAGCTTCTCGGCTGTGCTCTGTGAGAGCCCAAAGGATTTCTTGAGTAGCTGTGCGGTCATCATCCAAAGTTTGTTGATAAGCCAAAGGTGTTTTTTCAGCCCATCGGCTAATTGTTTGGAAATCGATTTCATCGCCAACGCAAAGGACACTATCGAACCTCTCTCGCTTGGCTAACTTAATTACATTCTTGACTGCTACTTGATGGTGGTATGGGATTTGTAAATCCGAAATTACCAAGTATCGCTTAATCGTCATCCTCATCGTCAGTTGGATCTATGGAAGGAATAATCCCACCATCGCCCACAATCCAATCAGGGAATGTCTTATGTTCAGTCATCAACCAAAAAGCGTGCTCAGGTGTGAATCCTGCTTTTCTAGCTGCTTTGTAGCATTCGTGTAATGCGGTGTAATGCTGATCGATCTTTGATAATGGTTCAGGAGATTGGCGAACGACTCGACGATTGATCTTTTTGCGTTTGATAGGTTTTCGTGTGTTCGCCATAATTAAAATTATCGCTTACTGATTAAGACAAACAGATCATCGACACGCTGTTCAAGTCTTGTAATTTGATCCTTGATCGAACTTCCAGAATTGGGTTTCAATTCTTGTAAGTAGGATTTAATAACCCAGCGCAGACCCAGCAATAAACTTGTAGATACGGCGGATACGCCAACGGCTATACCAACCCATTCGTTGGCTGTCATTTCGCATTAAGTCCATAATCAGCTTCGTTGCCAGAATTAGGATCTAATGCCTTGACAACAGGTGCAACCAATGCACCAGCAAGGATTGCAAACTCTGGTCGGATGTCAGCAACAATTGCCAACAGGACAGTAATACCGGAAGCAGCCACAGCTCTTAAATATGACTTAATTGCTGCCTTATGTTTGTTTGATAGTTTCATGTTTTGCCTCCTAGTAGTGGGATGTTAAAGAACTCTCCTGTTTGTTTTGGGTGGAATGAAATGTGAATGTGTTTAGTGTGTGGATTGATGCCCTTGTATCTACGCCAACGCCAATTTAATAGTTTGCTGGCAATATGATGATTATGTATAACATATTTGATTCGTTTATCTGTTTTGCCAGCAAGTCGAATTTGATCGGCAAGATAAGCAGACATGCCTTCGGCTTGTCCTAAATCAGCTGTAATGTCAATGGCACAAACTTCACCCGAAGGCAAGGCGTTGTGATCCGATTTTACTTTTTGATGCCTAGCGTCTGAAATCCAACCATCCGATTTCCTAGATCTATCGGCAAAACTGTCATCGATCTGCTCCCGTAATTGCACAGCTGCTTTAGATAGCCAAGGTTTCATAAAACAATTTTAAGTGCTTGTGCTAGGAAATAGGTTAAGCAGGATTTGATAACAAAACCTTAGTTTCCGCTTGCGCTTCAATTAAACCAAGGGATTGCAAATCCTCGACAGTTAAACCAAGAGCTGCAAGTTTAGCTTGTGCTGCTGCTTTGGTTTGGGCTTTTAATTGGGCTTCGGCTAATAATTGACTTGCCTTTTCTGCATCTGCAATTTGGTCAGCCTCAAATTGTGCAAACTCGGCATCGGTCATTTCTCTAACTTCATCGCCTATTTGAATCAATGGTTTTGTCATTATGCTTCCAATCCATAAACTGCGTAGTAACCTGTCATCGTGCCACCTGATGCAATAAATGTAAAACTATCAAATGAAGTAGCAGTATTGTGGTGCAATAATTGTGTGTCAATTTCAGTATTTGTTGTGTAGTCAGTAGTTACACCTAACCCACCACCCCAAATTCTAGTTTTCTTGGCAATTTGAGGACTAATAAAGTTATAAGCACGAGAAAATTGATCTGTGCCACTATTTACATAACCAATGTTAAATTTGGTTTGATTGTTATTAACTCTATTTGCTTCAGTGCCACTGTGAGTTAAAACTTGAGTAGCATCAAAATACTCTGTAACTGTGTTATCTGAACCGCTTGCCCTCATTCTACCTTGAAAGTTGGTATTTGCTGAAACAGTTGTAACATTAAATTGAACCAAATAATCCTTATAGGTTGAAGTAAAAGTGTTGTCTGGAAAACTAACACTTGAAACAGCAGTAAATGTTGCTGAAGTAATTTTTGTTAATCCGCTTGCACCGCCAGCAGCAGTTGCCCATTTAATTTTGCCATCGACAGTTGTATCGACTGTGAGAACTTGTCCAGTTGTTCCAACGGCTAATCTTTGTAATGTGTCAGCAGCATCTCCAACTAATAAATCACCCTCTGCATCAACTACTGTGTTTTGAGTATCGGCAACATATTTCAAACCTGTTGTTTCACCACTTGCTGCAACTAATCTGTGATTGTTAGTTCCAACTGCAAGGCGAGCCGGTGTGTCATTAGCGGATGCCGCAATGATGTCGCCCTTAGCATCAACAATTGCATTTTGAATTGCATTAGCATCATCTGATGTTACCCATTTAAAATCCATATCAGTATTGGAATTTTTTGCCAATACCTGATCGGTTGTTCCACCCTTAAGATCAACCAATGATGTATCAATGGCTGAACCAAGTGTGCGGATAGCAGCTGCGCCATCCTTGACCAGATCTGTGTCGTCCGGTGTTTCCCAATTAAAATTCGTTGTGTTTGCCATATTAGGCTACTGCTCCAATCGCATTTTCCCATGTAAGTGTAGCACTTAAAGTGTTCCAAGCCTCTGAGGCTGATACTTGTTCCCATTGAACTGCAACTTGGGAGAACTCGATCGGGCTCAGATTTATGGTTAAAAATAATTCGTTGAATCTAGTGCTCCAACGCCAGCCTTCAACATAACCCTCAAACTGTTGAGTTGGGGCTATTTGGACAGGCAAGTCTGTTATTCGCATTGGCTGACCCACAAAAATGCCAAGCAAAGCATCTCGGTCGGCATCATCAATTGCTGAGTTGGTCAATGGAAATGTAATGCTGTCAAATAAGGCTCTTGGATAGGATCTTAAAGATATAAACCGATTAGCCACAGATTGAGCATCGGTGGCATCGTGCAAAACTGTGTTGATCGTTTCACCTCGGTAACCAAATACCTCAATGCTGTCTAAATCAATTGCGCTTACCTGTGAACCAAAATTATTGCCGTAATTTAGGAATACATCGTTTCGAACATCTGCACCCCTAGTCAAAACCTTTAATCCTGCTCCAAAAGCTGTGTTTGCTGAAATCTCTGTATAGCCATTATTGGCAAGGTAATTCTGCCTGTGTAAAGCATCGGCATATCCAATGCGACCTTCGTTATCCTCATACAGGACACCAAATGCGCTGTCAGCAATAAGGCTTGCAATGTTGTAGACAGTATCAGGATTCGCACCTCGGTTTGTAATTTCATAAACTCCTGGTCGATCAATTTCGCCAAGTCCTAGATTCTCCGCATTTGCCCAAGTAACTGTTGGGTCATATCCTGCCCATGTTTCAGCTGCTGGCACTTCATTCCAATTGTTCAAGAATAGATCAGCAAGCAATTCAAAGATCTGGTCGCCATCATCATCTCTAGCCAATGTGCCGTCATAAATAACTTTTGGCAATTTAGCTAATGAACCTAAAGCAATTATCGTATAAGTGAAGGTTTCTGCAACGCTACTAGCTGATGCAACCTCGGTGGTGATGTCTGTAATGTTGCCACCAAATAAAGTCCTAAAAACATTGGTGCTATCTTTGACCTGTAATGCTATTCCGTCATTGATTTGGAAATTGTAATTTTCGTTATTTAAAGCAACCAATGTGATCTGAATATAAGATGGCGTTGGCTGGGCATAAATATCCTCACGCCCTGCTTGATGTGCTATATCAGAAATGGCAACATCGGTGTACTCAACACCATTAATACTTAGCTTATATTGAGGCGTAAAGACTGACATTATCTCGCTCTAGTTATGCCGTTATTGTAAAGTTGAGGAACTGATCTGGATGAGCTTTGGTTGATTACTTTAGTGACAGCCCTTGCAGCACCTTCAGAATCAACTGATTGAACTGTAATGTTATTTACAACAGTTGGTCGATCCTCACGAACATTAGCGGTTGGTG